AGCTGAACTACCATACCAGAGATGGCTTGAAGTATGCGTAGGAATGATAGGTATAAGCCCAGCATTATTTTGGGATATGAGTATTACTGAAATAACTCTAGCAATAAAAGGATTTTCCGAGTTTAATGGTGGCAAGAAAGATACACCAATGAGCAAAGATGAATTAGATGAACTAATGGAGTTAAACCCAGACGACTGATGGCAACTGAACTAGATAAACTCGTAGTCAAAATTGAAGCAGACCTTTCTAATCTAAAGAAAGGAATGGCTCAAGCTAATAAAGTAGTTAGTAATTCTTCCAGCAAAATGTCTGGTAATCTTACAAAATTTTCCAACAGTCTTGCTAAAGTAACAGCAACAGCCACAAAAGTTGGTGCAGTTTTAGCAGTTGCTTTTGGAGCTATATTTGTTAAAGGCGTTGTTGATGTTGGTATTCAAATAGAGAATTTAAAAGTTAGATTAGAAGCATTGTTTGGGTCAGCACGAGAAGGTGAAAAAGCATTTGAAAAAATGTTAGAATTTGCTGGAAAAGTTCCTTTTACGTTAGGAGAGATACAACAAGCTTCAGGCAATTTAGCAGTAGTATCAAAAGACGCTGATGAATTAGCAGAAATACTTAAAATTACAGGTAATGTTGCTGCTGTTACAGGTCTTGATTTTAGACAAACTGGCGAACAAATACAAAGGTCTTTTTCTGGTGGTATTGCTAGTGCAGATGTATTTAGAGAAAGAGGGGTAAGAAGTTTATTAGGTTTTAAAGCTGGAGCAGAAGTTACAGTTGAAGAAACTATAGCAAAGTTTAAAGAAGTATTTGGCGAGGGTGGTGAATTTGGAAAAATGACAGATGAACTTGCTAATACTTTGACAGGTACTGTTTCAATGATTAAAGACAAGTTTATGCAATTTCAAATCGCTGTAGGCGAATCTTTTTTTGCAGAATTAAAAAAACAATTCAAAGATTTAGATGGATTTTTAAATAAAAATAATCAATCTATAAAAGAACTAGGAAAAACAGTTGGTGAAAATTTAGCAAAAACAGTTAGATTTTTAGTTGAAAATATTTCAGGTATTAAAAACTTTTTTATAGCGTTTGCTGGTATTTCAGTTATAAATATGTTGGCAAGATTGAAAAATAGTTTTATTGCATTAAATTTAGTAATGTTGCTTAACCCTATTATGTTAGCAATCACAGTTGGTGTTGGTGCGTCTGCTGGTATAATTGCAATTATCGAATACTTTAAAGACTTAAACAATGTGGCTAAAGATGTAACGGAAAGTCTAAAAAAACAAAACGAACAATTTAGAGAAAGTCAGGGTATGCTTGAACAATTTATGCGTAGACCAAAAGCTGTGCAAGACGCATTTTATATGGCAAATCCAGACATTGACCCAAAAAGAAAAGAAATAGACGATAAACGTAAAGAAGACGCAAAACGTATAGCAGAGCAATCAGAATCAATGAGAAAGCTAATTGAAGATAATAATATGATGGCACAAGGGCAAGGATTGTTACAAGTAGCACTTTCAAAAACTAAAGACGAAATGACTGATTATCAACAAGTTATGAATGGTGTAGCAGATGTTTTTGATAATGCTGGTAAAGCAATTTCAAAAACTTTTGCAGACGCACTTATTAAGGGTGAATCATTTAGACAAGGAATGTTAGATATATTTCAATCTATTATTAGTCAAATAATAGAACTTATAATTCAAATAAAATTAATAGAGCCATTTATGGAAAATTTAGGTGATGTGTTGCGAGGTACTAATACAGCAAAAACAACATCAGGTGGGTCGGCTATTGGTGGACAAATCTTAGGTGATTTAATAAATAAAGGATTTGATTTAATTGGATTAGCTGGTGGTGGAAGTGTGAATCCTAATATGCCGTATATGGTAGGAGAGAGAGGAGCAGAAATGTTTGTACCTAAATCTGCTGGAAATATTGTTAATAATAATAATTTACCTAACATGAGTGGTGGACAGCCAATAGTTATCGAGCAAAACCTAAACTTTGCTACAGGTGTATCACAAACCGTTAGAGCCGAAGTAATGAACTTACTTCCAGCAATACAACAATCAACATTATCAGCAGTTCAAGACGCAAGATTGCGTGGTGGAACATTTGCTAAAGACTTTGGAGCATAAAAATGGCAGAGCCTACTTTTCCATTAACCATGCCAACAACTCCGAACTTCATAAGAAGTGAATGGGGTATTGCTAGAGCCGTTGCACAATCACAAAGTCCATTTACTTATTCAACACAAGTACATAAATTTACAGGCTCAAAATGGTACAGCACCGTTACTTTACCACCCATGAAAAGAACACAAGCCAATGAATGGTTAGCTTTTTTTATGCAATTAAACGGACAGTTTGGAACATTCTTAATGGGAGACCCAGACGCAAAGGCAGTTCAAGGCACAATCTCAAATACTGTAGCTGTCAACGCTGATTTTGCTGTGGGTGCATATGACGTAACGATTGACGGAGCTGATGCTTCTGAATCGCAATTATTTAAAAAAGGTGATTATGTACAGTTTAATTCTGGAGCAACCAGTAAACTGCATATGATTATTGCTGACGTGGCTAGTAATGGAAGTGGTGTTGCAACATTAACTATTGAGCCATCTTTATCAGCAGCATTATCTGACAACGCAACAGTTACTTACGCAAGTCCTAAATGCGTTATGAGGATGACTAACAATGAGCTTACATGGAGTGCGAATCATATTAGTTTATACGGAGTGTCTTTCTCATGCGAAGAGGTTTTATAATATTTTTATTGATAATGATGTTTGTTTTAATCTGGTCATCTATGAAAACATATGCAGCAGACTCAACCGTTAATTATAAAAATCAACCAGTACCAAGTGCGATATCTGCTGGAGTGCAAAGTTACTCGCAGATGATTTGCTCTTTTCCTGTAGTGGGTGCAGTACAAACTTCAGTAGTTGGTTTTAGTACGGGAACAACTTTTACGGATTGGAACTGTGAACGTAGGATGTTATCAAATTCTCTTAGTAAAGCTGGACTTAAAGTTGCGTCTATTTCTGTTCTTTGTGCTGGTAGCAAAGCTGTTTGGTCTGCTATGCTACATTCTGGAACTCCATGTAGTATATGGAATGGCAAGAAAGCATTGATTGGAAAAGAAGCAATTAAACATTACAAAATGATGGGATATATAAATGAATACGGGCAAATATTACGTTATCCTGACTATCTCGGTGCTAATGGGGTTGTTTCTAATTTTAGCAACTCAAACAGTCAAGGCAACGGAAACAACAAATATCCTAAATAACGGCTCATTCGATAACCAGACGGAAGGCTGGGAGTTAGATGGTACTGCTACTTATGATGGCAAAAATTATGGTGATATAAATAAGTCAGTTAGATTTAGTGGTATTGATGGTGGCTCAATATCGCAAGACATATCATTAGACAATATTACTTCAGAACAAAAATATATATCTGAAGTGCATGGAAGTATTATATCTATTGGTTGTAATAATGAAGGAAATAGTTGGTGTAATGAAACTGGCACAACAAATAATCTTGACCCTGTAAATACCACTATAACTTTTACAGATGGAACGCAATCAGAAATATTAAATTATAATTTTACTAGCGATTATAATGATGGAACGATTACATCTACATTCACAATAAATTTAGACAATGATTTTAGCATTGAAAATACATCAATTAGTGTTAATGTCTTTGGTGCTGATACAGGCAATAAGTCTGGACAATTTGGCTCAATTATAGACAATTTAAGCCTATCATTAACACTAGCTGACCTAGTTATAGCCCAAACAACTGAAATCAACGAAATAACGCAAATAACAGCACCAGAGAGCATTATTGGTGGTCTTGATAGTGTTTCCATTGTAGATACGCTTTCAAGTGGCATAATTGACATAAATCCACCAGAAGATATGCAAATTGCAAATTTAACATCATCAATATCTGTTATTTCTGATATAAGAACAGAGCAGATGAATATGGATATGGCAGACGTTGGACATCAAAATGAAATGCCTACAAACATTGATGTTGGAGCTGATGTTCCTGTTGATAATGATATGCCTGAAATGGATATGCCAGACATGAATATGCCAGAGATTGAGATGCCA